GTGCCTTTAAGTCTGTCAAAATGTGGATACATTGTTCTCCACTCTTGATGGCCTTTTCAGACATGCTCTCCCTGAGATTCATAAGGCGTTCCCACAAATTTTGACCTACATACCTGTAAAGGTCTCCTGGCATTTCTGATGGGACTAGGTTGACATGAGGTGCCGTCACTTCATCTAGGGTCAGGGCTGAGAGATGTTGGCTACCGTTGTTGCTTCCGTCGATATATACCACAACTTGCGTAGGCATATCATAGTAGTCTTTTCCTTTTACAGCCTGAATTTCCCTGATACGTCTGAACTCCATACAGTTAGAGATCAGCTGCCACGGCTTATCTCCATTCATCCATCCTGGATAGACTTTAGGAGACGCGCCCCATTGAAGGATCATGTCTTCATTATCAAGCACCCACTGGTAACGATCGTCTGGTGGAATTTTGTCAGTCTTCTCACCATCTTCACGACCTGCATCATTCGCCCAGTTAGACGCTATACTGATACATAACCAATAGAACCCTCTCTCAGTTAGTGGTTTACCCTTAGCCCTCAGTATCAAGCCTTTGGCCAAGTCGCTGCCTTGCTCATTAAGGTATGCAGTAGAGCAATACCTACGGCCTCGGAAGTCAAGATAGTACAGGTGGTAGAACTCTCTGTCAAGAAACATGGTTGCTATCGAGTTGATAGCCTTTATTTCCCGCTTCTTTGTTGCCATGGCTTCACGGCTGTGGGCTTTCCAGATATCATTAAATGCAGGCGCTCTGGTTTGAAAGCACCACATTTGCAGATCGTAGACTTCCCGATTAATACGCCACCCAACCCGTTGGGCGCGATTGACTGACTCAAACATAATAGGCATGTTGCTGGGAGTTGCCCATTTTTTAACTGCCTTGTTTTTCGTCTTTATAAAGCGAGTCCCAGTTTCGGTATGAATGAAGCCTTCCCAATCCGCATAGGGCTTAGTGGAGGGTAGCTTAGTCAACCCCTCTGAATCAACACCCTCCCAGAGCTTTTGAATAGCATCATCATTAACAACTGTAACAACGAAACTCTGATGTCCGCTCCGTCCAGCACCGAGCGAGACGTATAGCAGCTGCAACTCTTCAAAGGTGTAGACAATGAAAGCGCCTAGCTTGGCACACATACTAGAATCTTTTTTAATCCCCTTCTCTTCGAAGAAAGGATCTGCTACAGCCCTGCCCACTGCCATTATGATCTCGACAAAGAACAAAGGATCGTCTGACCCTCTTTTGGGGCGAGTGTATAGGTACATGACTTCAATCATCTTATCATAATACTTCTCCCACTCCAACTCTTTAAAGATCTTCATCTTATTTCTTGATGATATTTCTTCTTCTACACGCCGTTGTAACGAATTTAAGATTGCTTGTTTCATAAGAATAGACCGAGAAGATTTTTAGCAGTAGTTGTAACTACGAAGTAGATTCCGCTAATGATAAGTATTCCAGAAGCAACCCCTAGCACAACTCCTTTTAGGAAGCACTTCATTATCAACTGTAGGTGCACCCATTTTTCTCCCATGCGTAGCCTCTTATTTGAAAAAAAAATAAGGGGTAAGAAAAATAGAGTAGGGTTGCCCCTACTCTATGTATTATCCCTTAAAGTCATCTACTCGTTTCTTGCCCTCTTGAAGAGTTAGTTTTTCTTGCTCATTAAGATTTCCGGCTTTCTTATTTAATAGCCGCAAATACTTGATGTTAGCATCTGCTTCTTTTATTATCTTTCTATTTCTGGAAATGCTAGCTGCTATCTTACCCAATTCAAAGTTAGTGTCAGCCCCTCCTTTCACTAAATTAAAGAGTTTTCTTAAACCTTTTGCTATGTCATGTTCAAGCGTTTTTCCTTTCTCAAAGAAAGAATCCCAGATCACCATAGCTTCCACCATTTGTTTTCTTGAGATTTTTCAGAAAAGTCTTTACTGACTGTTTCTATATAAGAATCCAGTCGGGCATCTGCCTCTTGCACTTTTCTTTGAACCTCCATATCCTGTGCCTCAATTAAGAGAGACAGTTTCGACATGGCTGCGCCATCACCTAGAGACAAGAGCTCAGAGTCAATATTTACCCTGCTTAAAGCATCGTCGAGGGTCATGTTAATCTCTACAAGTTCTTTCTGAAGGGATGAGATTTCTTGTTCCTTGAAGTCCGCCTCAGTATACGATTCCTGAAGAGCGTAGAGGAGAATAACAGCGGCTGCTATGACCACTAGAGCAAAGCCTGTTAAAAAGCCCATTAAGATGTTCTGAAACTCAATGAGCTTTAACAATTTCGCTTCACGATGCTTTGCAGCCATCTGCCATTCAGAAGAGGCGTCTGTTACTGCGCCCTCTTTTAACTCCAAGTTAACTTCTTCTAACTTTTTAATGATTTCTTCAATTTTCATTTCGTTCTCCTAAATTTACTTTTCAGAGTATTGGTTGCAATTACTTTGCAGTTATTTTACAATAGCTTGAAGAGCCCCAGCGAAACACCAGGTTCCTTCAGAGAAACCTATCACACTCTTTGGTGCTAGCCTTCTAGCCTCCTCCTCCTCGTGAGGGAAAAGACATTCCAGCGTACTCTCCGGCTTTGACAGAGGATAGCATGCGTTTCTCATTGTATGAGGGATAGCTGACAGAGCGGCTAAAAAGGCAAAGAGCAGCTTCTTCATAAGACCTCTAGTTTAGGATTTATACTTTCCATATAAGATGCTCAATTTTCCGTATTTTTCTGCGCTACTCGACAGCTCCTTGCGGAGCCATTTGTGAAGATCCAAGTCTCTTCAATCAACCCTGTCACTTTCTCTGGCGCAACCACACGGGAGCCATTGGCAAAGTCACAGACCAATTCAACTTCACCTTTCTGAACTTGGCTTAAGAGCGCTCTCTGAGGGTCCAATGCCAGTAGTGCAGCAATGGCAGTGACAAAGAGAATTGCAGCCAGAACAACAGGAATGCGATTTTTAACTTCACTATGGTTCATATTACTTACCTCTAGTTTAGGATTTTTACTTTCCATATAAGATACCGTATTTTCCGCGTTTATTTCACGCGAGAAAGCACTTCAAACAGTCTCTTCGGCTCCTTGTGGTAGTAAACGTAGTCAGACTTTTGCTGTCGAACCCAGACAACACGATTAGGGCGCATGTCCAGATGTATCATCGGCCTGGGCCCGTCATAGGCGGTGTCCACATACAGCCCAATCCCGCCAAAACCCATCGCCAGAGCGTGCATGAACACGTTGAATGCGTCATCCCAATTGTTCAGGAAGATGTCTGTAGCGTCCGACTTCCGAGTCCATCCTTGAGTGGAGTGTCGGGAATTTCCACTGGCGCGGACATGAGCGCTGACCAGAGGGGACGGGCGCATAGAACACCCCGCACGCTTACGAAGTTTGAACAGCTCATCAAATAGCTCAGGAGCCATATCTTCGGTGACATCTCCAGGCCACTCGCTCTTGGTAAAGAGAGCTCTGCCGGTCTTTTCGTCTATAGCTGCTGTCCAGTCAATCATTGTAATACCTCTGAAGTTGAAAAAAGAAGGGGCCAGAGGCCACCGGAGTGGCCGCCTCTGGCGCGTTTCAGGAGGGCATGGGGGCAGCCATCCTCCTCCCCCGTTTTCGCCGGAGCGGGGCAGTTTGGTGCCGACTCGCTGGGGTAAGCCGTTTCAGCGCCAAGTAGCCCCGCCGTGTCCAGCCGAGTTTTTCCAGCATTCGTGTGAATATATAGGTTTCGTCTAAGTGAGAGCCAGTAGAAACGATAGCAGGGTAACCTTGTGTACGAGCGTACTCCTCCATCTCTTGGTGGAGGAGCTTTACCGCCCTAGCAGCAGCGATACCTGTGTAAGAAGACGCAAAGAAGTATTGTTGGAAGATCTTTTCATCAGTAAAAGGGTGAGGCATGATTTTGCAGAGGATCCAGGCAGTGATATGGCCTTTATCTCTGATCAGACGGCACCACTCACCATTCTGTAAGGCTGCAGCTAAAGATTTACAACCCTTTTTGGGAGAGAGTTTAAAGAGAACATCACCTATCTTCGCTTCATCGTAGTCAACATAGAGTTTGACCATCTGGCGTATATCGTCTTGAGAGACTGGCCTTTCAATCCTCATCCGTATCTCCCTAGCCACACATATAAATGCAGGCAATTTGTTTAATTTCATCTGGTGAATTGAAAATCACACGCTCACGGCTTTTCGCAACGGTATAGTTGCGTACGATATCGTCGTCCTGTTTCATACCCTTGCCCGGCATGTCAGAGGTCACGATAAGGTCGCCTATTTCAATGTTGCCGTTCTGACCGCAGACATTGATCGAGCCCTCACCTACAGAGTTGAAAACTACCAGGTCGTAGTGTTCCTCAAACCCGCCCAGGGCCGGATCGTTTACATACCTCTTTGCGCTGTTACCCTCCTTGTCAAAATACTCCTCCAGAACTACCGCGCTCGCAAGCCCACCTATGTCCTCTTTCAGGCCTGACCTTCTAGCGTAAACCCCTACAGCGGTTTTGTCATAAGCCGAACTGGACAGGGTGTTTGTACCGACTGCGTCTGACACCCCTTTTTTGAATATTATACATTCGTCTAGTAGGATGTCTCCAGGGGCAGGGTGCTCGGACTTTAGTAGCAGTCCTTGGTGAGCGCCGGTAAACGGGAGATACCCCACCCCACTGCTGTCGTAGTAGCCGCCAGACCTGACATCTACGCCCCCTGCAGATGAGGCCAACCACACCTCCCTGTCACCTGCTCGTCGTTGAAACTTCCCCGCAGAGCCACTGGAAGACGAGGTGTACACCCAAAAAGGAACAGCTACGGGGGAGCTTAGCGAGAGAGTGCTGCCAAAAATGTGCCCGTAGGACACAGTGGTGTCCAAGTATGTGTAGCCTGCCGAACTAACTAAGAAGCGACAAGCGGTCGTCCCGATAGGGTACGGTTTTGCCGGGGGGCTGTAGGTTCCTGTGTCAGGGTTTGGTATTGCCCTTGAATTCGATACCAAACCAGACGTGCCTGCCTGAAGTTGATTCAAAGAGCGAAGCGTACCTGAAGTGATGCTATCCGCACTCAAGTTCGTGACACTGACCAGATTACCGTCCACATCAGTAATGAAAGTAGACCCTATCGTATCCCTGTAAGCAATACTTCCTGCATTGTCGCTAGTGAATGTTGCCCCCTTGTTTGCGTTAGAAGCCACAGTAGAGGCGGAGTATCCGCTAATAGTTCCTGTCACATTGCCGGAGAAGGCTATAGAAGAGGAGGGTCTATAAGGAAACTCACCGGTACCACTCGGGTATCTGAGGGCGCTGTTAATCACGCCTGCAGAGTTGACACTCGAGTCCACTTTGCGGTATGCTCCTATAGCGAAGGAATAGTACTTATTAGCAGCGGCTCCGTAAAGAATAAACGCACGTTTATTTGCAGGGACTTGGTATACAGTCTCTGCAGCGGGGACCGTGTTCATATAGTGCCTAGCAGAACTAGTACTACTATAAACGTAGACAGCAAAACCGTCAATACTCGCTTCACTGCCTGACCAAGACCATTCAATTCCAATATCTGCTGAGCCATCCTCATTGACCACGTGGTCAATCGCATTGCCATCAGAGGCCATCGAGGGTGCAGTAATATAGCTAGTATCAAGGTTATTGAGGCTATTAAAATCTACGATCAGGTCGCCCAGGCTATCAGAAAGAGCCTGGACAGTGGTGCCTATATTTGCGGGTGGCCCATTCGAAACACGGTTGTAGTCAAGGGCTACGCCTGCAGAGAGAATTATATTACCATTGGCGTCTTTGATACTAAGCCCCCGGGAGTCGATCCTGTCAGCGCTCAAAATGCCAGTAGAAATGTTACTAGCATTCAAGTTAGTCACGTTGACAATGCTTGCATCCAACGTCCCAGAAGTTATGTCATTGGCGACGATCCTTTCTGCAACGGCGTATTTGCCCAGATTCGTTACTTGACTGGCATCTACATTTTCCAAAAGAGCAAGTGCGCCTAAGCCGTCTATATCACCTGTGGCAAGCTTTCCTGTTACATCACTGGCAAGGTCAATTTTACCTATACCGCTATGGCTCCCGCCAGTAATAGAAGAGGGGTACCAGTCGCTGATACGATTTCCAAAATCGTCAACAATATGCGCCCAGTAGTAATATTGAAGATTATTACCCGTGACATGCGTCACGCCTCCTGAACCTACCCCCACCAGCGTTGCACTGCCCCTGTTATTCATAGTACTAGCGTAGACAGCCATTTTGACAGGCTCGTTCCAAGAAATCTGGTTGGACTTTATTCCAGGGGTTATAGTAAAACTCTTGACTCCTGCTTGCTGGGCAGGCCTTATGCTTATTCTCACCCGGTAACCTCCAGTTGTCTTGTTGCTATCGTATAAGAGGCATTGTAGAAGGACACCTCATAAACACCAGCTACTGTAGAATCTACGTCTACATAAGAATCAGTCACCGGTACGTTCATTACCCCATAAGCTCCGTTTGTCTCCATTGGCACAATAGATACACTAGTACCTGAGGGGATGTTTGAAAACCTCGCAACACTTACTCCGTCATTGGGGATTGATGCGACACTCTGCAAAACATTTGCAGGCACTTTTGCGGTGACAGTAGCGGGATCGCCGCTGCCGTCAGAGATGACCGTATCTGGCTCGTAATACTCTCCTACTACTGTCTCACCGACAGCGGTGTCAGCTTGATACTCAACCATATCAGCAGGACAGCTGCCGCTTCTTACAAAACTTCCTTGAGCATTAAAAACTGTGTATTTAGCATAGCTCATCGCTTAGCCCCCATCATAAATATCGTAGAATTATGCACTCTCATGTCGCCATCCTGCGAATACCAATAGAGTTCTGCTTTAATTATTCCGGAATTACAGAAACCGCTGGCTACCACTACAGGGCTGTCGTTAGGAGCCAGGCCGCCTGCAGAGCCAACGTAGGTATTGCCGTCAGAGTCTTCAAGCCTCAGCTCAAATTTCCAGTAACGCTTTCCATTCCCGAAACCCTGCGAGATTATCGCATGAGCGTATACAATACCTGGCTCATCAAGCTGCATCACAGCGCGATTTACTCGCTGTCTGCCGCCTAGTACTCCTTCTGGTGCCCACCCTGTGTGTCCTCCTGAAACTCCTCCATAGTACCCACCATTAGATGTAACTGGAACAGTTACAGCAGAGCCTTTTATTTTCAGCGTTGATATGGCTGCATCATTTATCTCAGCCTCACTTACAGTCAATGTGCCTGCGGTAATCCGATCACCATTAATGCTTCCTGCCGCCATACTTCTTGTTGTCACAGAATTCGCAGCGAGATGATCTGCTGAGATCTCGCCAACGGCGATATGGTCAGCTAAGATAGCCCCTGCTAGGATCTTACCAGAGGTGACAGCATTAGCAGCAATTTCATTAGCGCCAACTGCCTCTGCATCGATCTTTCCAGCAACGATGGCACCTGCTGAAATATGGGGCGACTTGATAGCATTGTCAGAGATTTGTGTCTCCGTAATCTCCCCGACCATGTCAGTGGCGTTAACAACCTTGACCCAGACATCTCCACGATTTTGATGAAGAATTGCGTCTGGTAGCAGGCTTACGTAGGCGCCTTCGGGGTAGATAGGGTCTGGCAATGTCGGCAGACTATCCAAAAGCCTTATAGGGAAAGAGCCCCCTGCGACGTTGAAGTGCTCATAACCTAGGCTATTTAGCAAGTTCTGCTTAATCACATCCGCTGGTATAGCTGTCTGAGCGCTATGCGGCCCTGAGCGCGGTCCTGCAACGCCAGCCATAGACACAAAGTTCAACCAATAATAAACGGTTGCCTCTGTCCCTACAGGGTCAGAGAATATATTGCCCTTGGCTGTTCCCACAACTACGGCATCGGCAAAATCCGAAGTCGCTGATCTCCAAATTTCTGTATAATCATGGTTACGGTAGCTGGGTGTCTCCCAAGCGGGATCCCAACGCAACAGAACGGTAGAATAGGCAGCGGCAATCTCTACTCCTGTAACTCCTGGAGGAGGAGTTCCATCAGAGTAGTAGTCATAGTCGCCCGTGTAAAGGACACTCGCAACTTCTGACCAAGGACCAGGGACGCTCTCAGGATTTTCAGGATGAGTCACTCGCCCCCAGTAATGGTAACGACGGTGCGGTACTACATTACGATCACGGTAGCTATTGCCGCGCCCTCTTCCAACTGGCTCTGCATCAAGGATTGAAGGAACGTAAGGCAGCTCTTCCCCTGTATCAGGGTCTACGGGCAGTACCTCCGGTTCCAGTACTTTGACTATCTCCATAGAACGGCCACCCAAGAGTGACTGATCAGACAAGACCCAGCTCAACTCTACTCCATCTTCGCTGTCCTGTGCCGTCAGCTCTGGGATAACAGATGTGTCAAGCGTCTCAAAGATTTTAACAGCCTCTGGACCAGTAGTCGCCATGACCGATTCTTTACCAGAGACTCTCCGGACAGCCTTGACACCGAATACGTAGGATGTATTAACGACTAAGTCACTGACAAAGAACTCGAGGCTTTCAGTTTCGCCAATTAAAATAAAAGAAGGCGCCCCATTCTCATCAAAAGAATCTTTCGTTAGAACGTAGACACGGAAATAGGTTCCCGACAGTCCGTCTGGATAGTCCCAAGACAGACGCCCTTGTGAGCCCTCCCAGATACCTAATGCATCCGGTGTATAAATAAGGGCAACAGGAGGGGATACGGTAAAGTCCACTTCAGTGCCAGGAACTTCGTAGATGTGATCTGGAACGTTCCAGGCCAGCTGACTGTAGTCAAAACGTGTACCTTTGACTTCCGCTGTGTAGTTCTCTGTTGGACTTACTTCGTCTATTCGAACATAGTAAGGCTCTACGATACCAACATAGCAAGTCTCAGATTGCAGCCTGATGATATCCCCAGGTTCATAGAGCTTGTCTCTAAGATGAATCGTGAAGGCCACCTCGTCAGCAGTCCGGCTCATACGAACCATTTCCTCAGCTTTTGCCAAGGCATGATAATAGTCGGTACAGCCGTCAAAGAAGAAATCTTCTTCTAGCGCAACGCCGTTGTCCTCTGCCAGGAGAGCTTGGTAGATAGCATCACTAACAGGAGTGACAATGAAGTCTGCGTAAGCAGGGCTTCGCGTCGTCCAGATAAAGGCTTTAGTTGCGTCGTCTCTCAGGCGGCCTATAACAGCAGCAAGACCCTTGTTATTGGTAGCAGAGGCCTCGATAGTATAGACTGAATTTTGCTGGAGAGTGACGCCAATTGTTGCCCAGGAATTCCCACTAGAAGATAGTGTCTGATCGACACCTGGGCCAAAAATACGATAAGTCCCGGAATCATCTGCTGCCATTTCCAAGATTGCAGCGGTAGTGTCATAGCTAAAGAACTTCCAAGCCAACGTAGTGGTAAGCTCACTGCCAGACCAGACTCCATAAGTCGAGCCCACACTCCACGGCCCATCTGTATCAGACCAGCCACTGACAGGAGGATACCCAGTACCGCCGATGCCTTGGGCAACAACACCGTTTCGTTTTGGTGGCCAAGAGACGCTGTTCTCCTGAAAGGCGGCGGTATCATCATGGTAGCGAACCAGTGCGCTATTCAATCTTCTAGACATGTCAGGCGTCTTTATAGACACCGGCTCACCCAGAACCAGCTCGTCATCAGTAATAACGCCTGCCAGCTCGATCTGCTCATTAGTCTCTGGGTACTGCAGAGACAGTTTGTACTTGCCTGCAGACCATACCAAACGAGCATCACCCATCGTGCCCAACAGGATTTCTATATTTTCCCTGAAGCTCTTCTTGGTATCTATGACAATGTTGCACTCATAGAGTCTCAAGGGCTGGAGATCGACTGATCGACTGCCATCCACTGGTTGCCAGAACTGCCCACCTACTGGGCGCTCTCCAACAATCTTGTCACAGATAGCAGCAGCTTTCTCAAAGGAGACCAGATCGATCTCATCGGGGGACAGGCCTTTGCAACTGTGAAGAGTCAGATCTGGCTGCTCCAACAAGTAGTCTAACAAACACCAAGCAGGGTTATTAGAGGCGACTCGGGCAAGCTGCAACTCTCCATTTACAACTGTCCTAACCATTTTGCCTTCAATCAGGTACTGCACATCAGGAACCGCACCCTGGAATTGAGGGTCATCCCGGTCAAGACGGACAACGTACATGGAAAAAGCCATGTCTGTGAATTTGGCTTGAGACCTATCTCCGAAGTTAGTGCTGGTTAGCAAATCCAATTGGGGATTCTTGCCGAAAAAGACCTCTGAACGAAAGGCTGCTTTGATGTCCTTTATTTCATAATAAGACACCGGAGCATTGGTCGAGGAAGCTCCACTATCATAAGCTGAGTCAACCCCGGCAAAAATCCCGAGTTGGCTACTAGCATTACCATTAGTGGTATAGGTGCCCAATAAAGGGTCATCTAGCCGCATAGACTCATTAATAATAACATCGTGCACTGCTGAGATTGGGCCTTGGCAGAGCGCTTGTTGAATCCACAAAAACTCATTCTTAGAGCCGCCATAGCTTTTATTCAAAAGACCGGAAGGACGACCAGGTACCGTAACCTCAGTGGTGGTTACGACATGGTCATACCCATCGATCTTGGCCAACCATTCATAAGAAGTCTCTTCAAAGGTATAAGTATAAGGAAGACGTTCTGGCGGCCCTGCATCAAATTTCTTATCTGCTGCAGAGTCAGCATAGATGAATCCGCCGGTTGTGTTATGAAAGACTCGGACGCCTCCGATCATGGCATAGCCATAGACAATAGGCAAATCTGTGGAGACACCCTCGGATACTACTTCAAAACCCTTACGAGCTTCCTCAGCAGCTTTCGCCGCCTTCCTCATCTTACGTTGCTGTTGATATTGATAAGCTGCGGATGCTACTGTAACCACC